AGAAATAGAAATCAACTCAGAATCAAGATACGGAGTCAATTACTATTTAGAGCCTATTGATGGTGATTTAAAAGTTGAGGTTGGCACATCACCTACAAGTAATATAGGAAATTATTATGTGTTTACCCAAACAAACACATCTACTTACACAACACCCGATATTAGAAAAGCAATCACAAGAATAAGTGACTACGCTAACTTGGACTTAAAGTTTGTGGCAAACGCAAACTACAATCCTTACTTTATTAATGACGAAACTAATATAAAGGAATCCTTAGAAAATACAGCTAAGGTAACGCCTTTTAAAGTTTTAGTTGATATATGCAAGAGGTTTGGATGTGGTTTGTTTTACGAGTATGATTCTTCCCTTAATAAAAACATACTTAGGGTAGACCCCTTACACTTGGTAAGAACAGGTACTGAGAACATCAACAGTATGGTTGATGACCTTAAATCTGTAAAGGTTTCTATAGGTGGCAGCAGGGTTAAAAACCTTGTAATAGAAAATAAAGACTTTAATCTGTTCTTTGATGATGAGGATGGAGATGATGTAACCACAGGAAGTACCACACAAGAAATAAATGCTGACGGTACTAATGATATTGAGATTAAGTTAGACTCCTCTATATACTACAAATCTGTTTGTGGAAGCTCTATAGATAATCCCGACAACCAAAACTTAGAAAACAAGATTATATCAGAGGCTGAGATTGGATTCACTAAAAACCTATTTACCAAGCACCAAGATGTAGGTGTAAGATTTGCTTATGTAGATAAGCCTATATACAAGACAAGGTTGAAAAGACCAAAGGTTGTAAACTTCACCCACAGACCTAACATATACACCCTTACCCAAAAGATATATGAGGACTGGGCATTGCACACATTTAACGGCAGATTATTCCACTACAACACCGCAGGGTACAATCTACTTGCGGAGGACGAGAGTGGTAACACAACAGACTACTACGACCTAATATCTCAAAACGAAAAGGTAAAGTACTCTGAAAACCCTACCATAGAATTTGATATGGTGGTTAGCGTAGATAAGTTAGCTTCTTTAGATTTCTTTGTTAAAACACTAAACTGCTCAAGGATAAATGCTGCAAGTATACTTGTTAAGAATGTAGAGGGGGAAGTGTTTGAAGACTATGCTTACTTGACTATACAGGGATTATTACAATAATTGTAAATTAATACAATGGCTACATACAACGACTACCCACAATCTGCATCAAACAACGCCAAGAAAGTTCTTGAGTGGAAAAAGAAGTACGGCAAAGAAGTTAAAGGAATGACTTCTGTGGGGTGGACTCGTGCAAACCAATTAGCCTCAAAAAGCAAGCTATCCTATGAAACTATTGCTCGAATGGCTGCGTTTAACCGCCATCGCAAGAATGCTAAAATTGACCCTAAGTATAAGAGTACGCCTTGGAAAGATAGAGGTTATGTTGCTTGGCTTGGATGGGGTGGCACAAGCGGAGTTAACTGGGCGATTAAAAAAGCTGAGTCTATCCGAAAAGGACGGATTAAGGCAAGTGCTACAGTATCTGATGTCCCGTGGGGGAATCGCAAAGCTAAGGTTAAAGAACCAAAGGAGAAAAAGGATTACGCTACTCAAGGAAAAGATGGTAGCATTAAAAAATCTCCCAAAGCACCTAAGAGTGATACTCCTGAGAAGAATCCTAAAGGTGTTGGAAAGGGTGGAAAGCTTTCTCCACAGATTATTAAGTCTATAAACTCAAAGGTTAGTAAGCACAATGAAAAGTATCCCGACAAAAAGATTGGTACAGCAGCTGCAAAGCGTGTTGTCCTTCGTGGTATGGGTGCTTTTAATACATCCCACTCACCGAAGGTTACCTCAGCAGTACAATGGGGATTGGCAAGACTAAACGCATTTATGTACTTGGTAAAGAACGGTAACCCTTCTAACCCTAAGTACACACAAGACAATGATTTGCTACCTAAGTGGCACAAAAGAAGTAAAAAGAATGGATAAGTTACCATTATTTGATATAACATTAGATGACATCGAACAAGGGATGTACAAGATTTCTTTGGTAGACAAACCTGCTATTGAGGAAAACTTTATCTACTTCAATGAAGTTAAGAAAATAGAAATGTTTTCTAATGATGAAAGAAAAGAAGTTGTAGGGCCTATTATGATTCCTAACAAGGAAATCCTACGCCACAGTCCTGATATGGGATATTACTATGTACGGTTCACGGAAGATACTATCCGTGATATTATGTACAAATATTCTAAGGAAGGGTTGTTTAACGCATTTGGCATCAACCACGAACACGATACTGAAGATGTGGTGATGCTTGAAGTTTGGATGAAAGAATCTGATAACGATAAGTCTAAGGACTATGGTTACGACCTTCCAAACGGTACAGTATTCGTAAAGGCTAAAATTGAGTCTGACGAATTGTTTAGCTCAATCAAAAGTGGGGAGATAAATGGTTTCTCCATTGAGATTAAGGCAGATATTAAACCAACAAATAAAGAAAATCAAATGAGTGAATTTGTTTTTGCAAAAGAGTTGGGTAAATTGGAGGCTCAATTTGAGGCTACAGTAAACCAATTCAATGCTAAAATCGAAGCCTTGGAGAATGAGAACGCATCTCTTCTCGAAGCATTGACATCTTTTGAAGAAAGTTTCGCAGGAGTGGAAGATTTAAAGTCCGCTATCGAAATGATTCAAAAGCACATCTCTTCTATGGGCGATATGGCTAAAGAAGAAGATGAGGAAGAAATGAAACATACTCCCGACCACAAAGAAGAAGAAAAGGAAGAGGAGATGAAGGAAGAGGAAAAGGAAGAGGATATGATGAAGGACGATGAGGACAAGTATTCTGCTACAGAAGAAACTACTGAGGCTGAGGTTGAGGAGCAATTTGCTGCTGAACAACAAGCACCAGAGGTTGAAGAAACAGTAGAAGACAAGACTGTAGTCTTTGATGCTATTACTCCCGAAAAGATAGAAATTATCAACAAGTTCTTCGGTAAAAAGTAATTATTGTAAATTAAGTAAAAGAATCATTTTCCAAAATAAAATATAAAATGGCAAATTTAAAATTCGATAATGTTGATGTAACAAACGCAGGTGACTGGGGTAACCGTCAGGCAGGTTTGTTTATCGATACTATGATTAAATCAGCGGCTGTACTTGACCGCTTCACTATCGTTGATGGTGTAAAAGACAAGTTGAATGTTCCTGTATTCGCTATCGCTCCCGATAACCAATCAGGTGACCCTGCGGATGGATTCCGCACAGGAGCTAACTGTACTTTTGATGACAACTGGACTGCTGACATCACTGAAAAGGAAATGAGTGTAACAACATTTGCTTGGGGCTTCAAGAACTGTAAAGATGCTCTTGAGTCTTCTTACCGTAGCTTGATGCTAAAGAAAGGTCAGTTGAATCCTGAGACTTTAGATGCTGAATTCCGTTCTTGGATGTTTGACCGTTTCTCTAAAGTAGCTGCTGAGAAAGCATTGTTACTTGCAGGTTCTCAGCTTACCACTGCTATGACAAGTGGCTCTGATGCCGTTGATGCTGCACAAACTGTAGTTGTTTCTACAGATGCCAGTGCAGGTGACTTGCAAGATTCTACTGCAATATTAGATGTTCTTGAACAAGCTTACTTGCATATGAGCAGTGAAATGGCTTCTGCTATTTATGGCGATGCTGACCGTGAGTTCCGTCCTGCAATCTTTTTGGGTACTACTGCTTACCAAGCGTACCAAATCGCTATGGCTCAGGACTTTAAGAACGCTGCTTTAGCAACAAGCGAATCTATCTCTCGTGGTGCGCTTCCTGCTTACTACGGAATGGAAGTTATTCACTTTGCTCCTTTAGCTAACGATACTGCATTCATCACTCCTCCAAACAACTTGGTGTTGTTGACTGATGACTACAATGATGTTCGTGCTATCGGTTCAGAATACGAGCCTCGTGAACACGCTGAGTACTTGTACGGAAGATTCAAATTAGGTTTTGACTATATGCAGTCTAAGAACATCGTTCTTATCAAACCTTAATAAATTAACTAACTAATGGAAGGGCTTCGGCCCTTCCTATAATACCTCATAAATTATGGCTTGTACTGTTACATTATC